AAGACCAGGACGACGCAGACGATGCCGGAGAAGGCGACGACGGCGACGCAGAGGGCGGTGACGCAGGGCTCGGAGACAAGGGCAAGCGGGCGCTCGACTCCATGAAGGCCAAATGGAAGGCCGAGAAGAAGCGAGCCGCGGACGCCGTGGCCGAACGCGACCAGCTCAAGGCCGAGAAGGACAACGCCGGCAAGGCCCCAGAAGAGCAGGCCCTCGAAGCAGCACGCGCCGAAGCCCGCGCCGAAGCACTCGCAGCCGGCAGCAAAAGAATTCTGCGTTCCGAGGTCAAGGCAGCAGCTTCCAAGAAGCTCGCCAACCCCGCGCTCGCAGTGAAACTGATCGACCTCGATGACCTCGAAGTCGACGACGACGGCAACGTCGACGAGGACGCAATCGCAGAAGCGATCGATGACCTCCTGAAAGAAAACCCGTTCCTGGCCGCGCAAGGCGCCGGGGTGCGGTTCGATTCCGCCCGGGGCAAGTCCCAGCGGAAACAACAGCTGTCCCGCCAAGACCTCAAAGGCATGACGCCCGAGCAGATCGCCAAGGCGTACGACGAGGGCCGCATCAAGGGATAGCACCCCCACCAACGCATTGCACCCAGAAAGGAAGCCACCGTGGCTATCACCAAGTTCATCCCCGAGGTCTGGTCCGCCAAGATCCTCACCACCTTCCGCGAGAAGGCGATCTTCGCCGGCCTCGTGAACCGCGACTACCAGGGCGACGTCCGCGCCGGCAACACGGTCCACATCCCCGGCATCACCGACGTCACGATCAAGAACTACAAGACCGGCAGCGTCTCCGACGGCGCCGGCGGCACCCTGCCCCGGACCACGACCGCCGAGGGCATCAGCGACACCGGCGTCGACCTGCTCGTCGACCAGGAGAAGAACTTCGACTTCTACGTCGACGACATCGACGCCGCGCAGGCCAACACCCGCCTCATGACTCCCTACGCGGAATCCGCCGCACTGGGCCTCATCGAGGACGCCGACAAGTTCCTCGCCGCACTCGCCGTGACCGGTGGCACGGCAGTCACTCCCGGGGCTGCGGCCACCGACGGGGAGACGGCCTGGAACGTCATCCGCGACCTGCGCAAGGCCCTGAACAAGGCCAAGGTCCCCTCGGGCAATCGCCTGTTCGTGGCCAATGCCGAGTTCACCGCGCTGCTCGAGGAGAACGACGCCAAGCTCATGTCGGCGAACACGGCCGGCAGCACGGCAGGCCTGCAGGAAGCGGCGCTGCCGCGCATCCTCGGGTTCGACGGGTTCAACTCGGAGAACCTGCCGACGACGGCGAAGCCGCAGATCATCGCCTTCCACAAGTCGGCGCTGGCCTACGTGTCGCAGATCGACAAGACCGAGGGCATGCGGGCGGAGAACAAGTTCGCCGACCGCCTGCGCGGCTTGCACGTCTACGGCGGAAAGGTCCTGCGCCCGACCGCTATCGCAACCTGGACGGCAGCCTGATGAGCCCGCGCGTCGTGGGCCCTTCGAGGCAGGTCATCGACGTCGACGAGTCCATTGCTTCCGGGCTCGTCGACGGTGGCCACTGCGAGTACGTCAAGGAGCACGCCGACGGCGAAACCCCGGCCGACGACCAGAAGCAGCAGGAGCCCCCACAGGGCGACGGCAGCGGGTCGGACGACCAGACGTCCGGCAGCGACTCGGAAGAGCCACAGGACGAAGCAGGCGACCGCCCGGCAGGGAATGCCAGCCGCGAGGTATGGGTGGAGTTCGCGCTCGCCCAGGGCAAGACCGAGGACGACCTGCAGGGTCTCAAGCAGACCGAGATCCGGGCGCTGTTCGCAGACCAGACGGAATAACGAGGAGGTGGCCCGGTGGCCGACCTGATTACCAAGGACGACCTGAAACCCTACGGGGCCACGGACGAGCAACTTGCCCTGCCCCTGGTCGACGTGCTCATCGGTTCCGCGTCCGACGCGGTGATCGACGCCGCCGGGTCACCCATCCTCGAATCCCGCTCCACTGTGGAGATCACGGCCATGCCGGCCCGAATCCTCCGCCTCCCGGGCCTGCCGGTCCGCGAGATCCATTCAGTCACCATCGACGGGCAACCCGTCACCGGGTGGACGCGGATCGCCGCGGGCATCTATCGCGAGCCGCGCTGGTCGCACGACCGGCTAGAGATCGTGACCGTGGAATACACGCACGGTCTGCCCGCGGTCCCGAACGATGTGAAAGACCTCGTCGCGCGGATGGTCCTCGCTGGCCTGATTGCCGCTGAGGACGGGCCGGCTGCGTTCGCTCTGAACAACGGCGGAGTGTCTTCGGTGGCCATCGATGACTTCAAGGAGGCCTACGCAACGGGGGTCGACGTCGAAGCTGTCACGGAGATGACCCTGCCGGAGCGCACCCGGCGCTGGCTGGAACGCCGCTTCGGCGGCGGCGGGCCCAACATCAGGGGCCAGTTGTGATCGCCGCACGCGCTCGACTGGCCATCGCGCGCGGTCGACGCCTGGCGGAGGCCCTGATGATCGATACCTGCGAAGTCCGCAGGAAGTCGGGCGGACTGCCGGTCACGGATGAGGACGGCAACGTCACCATGCCCTCAGAGGTGGTCTATTCCGGTCCGTGCAAGATCCAGACCGGGGTCCCGCAAGCGCACAACCCGGAGGCGGGGGAGCACCAGTTCACGGTGGAGACCCTGCAGCTGCACGTACCGGTGGGCGCAGGGCTCATAACCGGCGACCTGGTCAACATCACGGACGCCCTCGACCCGAACGTGCAGGGTCTCAAGCTCCGGTTGGTCGAGCTCGCTCGCGGCACGTTCAAGACCGCGGCCAGATGGAACGTGGAGGCGGTGACGGCATGAGCTTCGACGCATCCGAACTTCATGATCTGGCCCGTGATCTGGGCACCGTACCGCAGAGGGCTTTGCCGGAGGTGAAGAAGGTCGTCTCCAAGGGTGCGCTCAACGTGAAGAACCAGATCCGGAAGGACTTCAAGGAGTCCAGCTCGTTCGACCACATCTTCCTGGTCAATTACAACCTGAACGTCGACGACACCGGCGTGGAAGCGGAGATCGCCCCGTACATCGAGTCTGAGGGGTTCAAGAACCTGGTGGGCATTGCCATAAACGGCGGTGCCCAAGGCGGTGGCGGGACGGTGACTGATCCGCTGGTCGCGTTGCGTGCAGAGGAGCCGAGGTTCGTGGAGAACATCGCCAAGCTGACGGGATTCATTTTCGATGGCTGAGCAGATCTACAACGCGGTCCTGGCTGCCATGCCACAGGGACTAACCGTGTACCAGGGCATGGCGCCGAGCCCCACAGGGCCTGCGGCTTTCCCCTATGTCGTCCTCTGGGGCGGGCCGGGGGCCGAATCAGGGGAGGGCCTGGACGGCCGCTCTGACGGCCTCGACCTGTCAATGAGGCTCACGTATGCCGGGCTGACGTTTGTCGCCGTCCTGAGGGTAGCCAGCCGGGTGCGGGAGGCCTTGCAGGACCGCCGGCTGGTGGTCGCTGGACGCGTGTTGGCACCGCTGCACGTGAGTCAGTTGCAGAACATTCGGCCGGACTTTGACATCACCATCCCGACGGCGGGGCTGAATCCATATTTTGCGGTGGATGAGCTCCGCAGCATTTCGACCCGCTAGTACCGACAACCCATGAGGAGGCCCACCGTGGCAACCGAGAAACCGTCCGAGGAAGCCGCGGGAACCGTGGCCAAGTCGGCCGACGCAGAACCGGCTCCGGCCGGTCGCAAGTACGACCCGAACAAGCGGGTCCGAGTGATGGACGTGTTGACGAAGCAGGTTGTTCGTCGGTCCGTTCCCGAGTCGTGGCTGGATGGCCGCTTCCCGAATTTGAAAGAAGTCCCCTCGACTAAGAAAGCAGGTAAGTAATCATGGGTTCTCTCGGCCCCAAGATGCTCAACACCGCGAATCGACGCCTTGATTGGGTGCCGACGATCGCGGACATCACGAAGCCCACTCCCACCGAACTGAACGCCGGGGTCAACCTGACGTGCCGGGTCACAGTCGCGAACTACCAGTTCGGGATCACGGGAACGAACATCATCACTGACCCGTCCCCGTGCGACAGCATCGAAGCCGGCGCCCCGGGCATGGACACGTTCGAGGCCTCCTTCGACATGTTCCGGTTCAAGGACACCGTTGACGACCTCGCCTGGACGACGTTCACGGACAAGAACCTGGCTGGGTTCTTGGTCGAGCGCGTGGGGCAGGTTGCCGAAGGCGAGAAGCCCGAGGACGTGCCGTACGCGGCCGACGACGAGGTGGCGATCATGCAGGGCCTTACCTTGTCTCCGCAGCCGCTCTCCCCGGCCACGGCGGGCTTCGAGAAGTTCAAGCAGGGTTTCGCCCCGCAGTCCTTCGCGCCCCGCGCGATCGTCGCCGCTGGAGCCTAACCGCTCCCTCACAACTGCCTTGGCGGGCGTTGGTCAGGCTCCGCCCGCCAAGGTGCACCACCCTGAACAACCCGAGCCTGCCCACACTCTTAGGAGCCTGAAACCCATGACCGAAAACCAGATCCCCGCCCCGTCCGCAGAGCTCGACTTCGACGCATGGCTGGCCGGCGGAGAACGCGCCGCCCACTACGTCAACCTCTACTCCCGCCTCGACCTCATCGCCTCCATCGAAGAACTCCAGAAGCAACTGGTGGCGATCGACGAAGTCACAGAGGGCGACGAAGCCATGGGCGGCAACGAAGACCCCAACGAGGACCTCCACGAACAGGTCAACGCGCTCTACGCCGAAGTAGACGCTTCCAAACGCGAATTCCGGGTAGAAGCCCTAACCGACGAAGAGTCGGACGAGATCCAGAAGCAGGTCCGCACCGACCTGTCCGACCAGATCGACGCGGCAGCCACCGAGGGGCAGACGGAAGCACGGAAGACGGCCAAACGCCTCGGCATCACCGCCCCCGGAGACATCAACAACCTCGTCCGTGTAGGCGCAAACGAGACTGCGACCGCACTGGTCAACCGTGAGGCCGCGCTGCGCAAGATCGCCCAGGCGACGAAGGTCCGGCAGGGCGGCGACTGGCTGCCACTCACTGTCGGCCAGGTCCGCGCCCTCTACAAGAAGCTCGGCCAGGCACAAATCGACATGCTCGCCGACGCCGCCATGAAAGCCGCGAACGAGGTACCCGAGGTCACGATCCCAAAATCGTAGAAGCCCTCGCAAAGCCGCGCTGGACGCACCTGCTCGACTTGGTGCGCACAGCGCGGACCTGGAGGCTCCCTCCCACCGTCCTACAGGGCTTACGGAAAGAGGACGGGACCTTCAACTACCAGGACAGGATCCTCGCGCTCGCCGTCCAACGGTTCGAAGACTCGTTGTGTCCTGACTGCGGCCTGCCTGCTTCTGTGGCTAAGGGCGACCACAACGTGGGCCGCATCGAGGTTAACGAAGGCGACATGTGCCACGGCTGTGTCGCCGTAGAGGAACACCGGGCAGACAAGAGCCGCCAGTCCTACCCAGGACAGAAGCACTACCTAAAGATCGACTGGGATTAGTCGACAGGCTTCTCGCGCCGACGGCCGATGCCGACTAGCAGGGTGATGAACCCGGCGAACGCGGCGAAGGTTCCCACGCCTTGCAGTCCCGCCGCGTCTCCGGTGGTCCCGATGATCGCGAATGCGACGCCGAAAACGAGTAGCGCGAGCCCGGTCATGATCGTGTTGTGCCCGCGCTTATGCCGGACGCTTCCCCCATTTTGAGTCATACGCCGATTATCACACGGCTGGAACTAGCAACTGAATAGCGGAGGTGGCCTGTGGCCAAGCGTGAGGTAGTCGTTCGGATGAAAGCCGAAATCTCGTCGTTTAAGCGGGATATGGCCGTAGCGGCGTCGTCCGCCAGGAAGGCTGCCAAAGAAGTCGAGGACTCGGGAGTCAAGGCCCGGTCGGGAATCGGCAAGCTGGGTGAGGTAGCGAAGTCCCATGAGAAGGCTTGGGACCAGGCGTCCAGCGCCCTGGTAGGTGGCGGCGCGGCTATCGTGGGCGGCCTGGGTCTTGCCACGAAGGCTGCCATGGACTGGGAGTCGGCATGGACGGGCGTGAAGAAGACTGTCAATGGGTCCGACGACCAGCTGGCAAAGGTTGAGGACGGGCTCCGTGGTCTCGCAAAGACCCTCCCCTCGACTCACGCGGAAATCGCAGGCGTAGCCGAGGCAGCAGGTCAGTTGGGTGTTGCCACCGGTGATGTCGTCGGATTCACGAAGACGATGATCGACCTCGGTGAGTCCACGAACCTGACCGCGGAGGACGCGGCGACGAATATCGCCCAGATCTCCAACGTCATGGGCACCATGAAGCGCGAAGGAGTTCTGGGAGTCCAGAAGTTCGGGTCTGCTTTGGTCGCCCTCGGTAACGACGGGGCATCCACCGAGGTCGAGATCCTCAATATGGCGCAGCGCATCGCAGGTGCCGGTGCAACCATCGGCGCTTCCGAGTCCGATGTTCTCGCCCTGTCGAACACGCTCGCGTCCATGGGTGTCCGCGCCGAAATGGGTGGCGGCGTCACGACCCGCGTCATGCTGAAAATGTACTCCGCCGTGCAAGAGGGCGGGGACAAGCTTCAGGCGTTCGCGAAGGTTGCCGGCACCAGTGCCGAAGAGTTCGGCCAGAAGTTCAAGGACGACCCGATCCGGGCGATGGACCTTGTCAACAAGGGGCTGAAGCGTGTCCAGGATGGCGGCGGGAACGTCGTCGCCACGATGAAGGAACTCGGGATCAAGGGAACCGAGGAAACGCAGGTCATGCTGCAGTTGGCCGCGTCCGGTGACCTGCTCTCTGATTCGTTGAATCTTGGGTCGCAGGCGTGGGATCAGAACCTGGCCCTCGCAAAGGAGGCTGAGCAGCGGTACGCGACGGCTGAGTCGAAGGTCAAGATCGCGTGGAACAACATCAAGGATTCGGCTATCGACGCCGGGTCTGTGCTGCTGCCCATGGTGTCGCAGATTGCCGAGGGTGCCGCGACCCTGGGTGGCGCGTTCGGGGCTCTCCCTGCCCCCGTGCAGGGCGCCGTGGTGGGGCTTGCCGGTGTTGCCGGTGTTGCCGCTCTTGCTGTGGGCGGGACGATGAAGCTGGCGAAGGGTGCGCTCGATACTGTGTCCGGGCTGCGCGCCTTGTCGGGCGAGTTCCCGAAGACCATCAGTGGGCTCGGGAAGCTAGCCAAGGCTGCAGGTTATGCTGCCGCAATTGCGGGGGTTGGCATCGCGATCGCGAAGATCGCCGAAGCGAACTACATGGACGACATCGACACCGGCATGGGCCGTGTCGCCCTGGCCATCGCGAAGGTCGCCGCCGGGGCGCCGGACGCCTCGCAGGCCATCGACGACCTGTTCAAGGACCGCAATGGTGGAAACCTGACCGGCGATGTCGAAGACCTCGAATCTGCGATCGACCGCACGTTCAACAAGTCCGCTGGCGAGAAGTTCAACGACTGGGCCGAGAAGGGCATCAACGCAGTCACGGGGATCAAGGGGTCCTCGCAGATCCTCGGCGACACGTGGGGCCGTATTGACCAGCAGCTCGCCGACATGGTCAACAGCGGTAACACCGAGGACGCCACCAAGTCATTCGAGGCGATCTCTGAAAAGGCCAAGGAACAACGCGTCAGTGTCGAACAACTGAAGACACTGTTCCCTGGATACAAGGATGCCCTCGACGGGGCTGCCGCATCCAGCGAAGACCTCGGCACAAAGGCCGAGGGTGCCGCGGGAAGCCTCGACGAGCTCGGCGCATCTGGGGATGACGCTTCGGCGGCTTCAAAGGAAGTTGCGGATGCACTGGAGAAAGTTGGCCTCGCCGCTGACGGGACTGTAACGTCCCTGTCGGCCTATCTCGATGCACTCGTCTCTTCTGGACTGGCTACGATGTCCAGCCGGGAAGCCTCCTTCAAGTGGGCCGAATCCCTGCGGAACACGTCGAAGGAAGTCGACGAAATTGCCAAGTCCCAAGGCAAGCTCGGCGCCGTCCTCGCGAAAGGGAAGGACGACTTCAACCGGAACACCGACTCTGGACTTGCAGGTCTGCAGCTCTTCCAGGGGAAGCTGCAGGAAGGCATCCAAGTCGCCCAAACGTACGCGGCGGACAGCACGAAGTCCCAGGGCGACGTGGTCAAGCAGCTGCAGTCGACCTACGACGCTGCGGTGAAGGTTGGCACCGGTTTCGGCATGTCGAAGACGGCTGCGGAAGGACTTGCACGGGAGACGCTGCACATCCCGAAGGACGTGTCGATCAAGACATGGTTCGACGAGACCGCGAAGGGCATGGCCAATGACCTGACCGGCGCGCTGGACGCGATGCCGGATCGCAAGGACATCAAGGTGTTCGTGTCTGATGATGGCACTGTGAATCTGACACAAGCTCAGATTGACGCGATCATGGGGCAGACGGTCCTCACTGAGGTCACAGATGCCGGCACCGTCCTGCACGTGCAGGGCAAGATCAACGGTGTCACCGATGGCGATGCCCGGCTCCTCGTCCGCGATGACGGGACCGTGTCAATCGTCCAGGGCAAGATCAACGGGGTCAAGGACGGGTCTGCGACCGTGAAGGTCGGAGAGACCGGCATCTCCGCCGTGCAGGCCGCGATCAACTCGATCACTGGCCGCAGCGTGAACGTCACGGTGAAGCAGAAAGTCGAGCAGCAGCTCGTCCCGTTCCACCAGCCGGCAAGGTTCTTCGACAAGCTCGGCGGCGGTGCCAACGGTGGCCGGGTAGGAAACCTGCCCCGGCGCGCCGGCGGCGGACGTCTACCGACAACAGGCCTCGGCGAAGACATGATCCTCGGCGTCAACGGCGCCGGCATGCCCCTCGCCCGGGTCAACGACCGCGAATGGGTGATCAACCAGAAGTCGTCCGACAAGCACGACGGACTCCTCGGGATGATCAACCGCGACGACCCGCGCCTCGAATCGATGAAGGGCCTGATGGGCCTCGCCTCCGGTGGCCGCGTGTCTGCATCCTCGCGTGCTTCGGGTGAGGCGCAGGCGCTGCAGTCTGACGTTGCGTCGTTGAAGTCGTATCTCCGGGGCGAGAAAGCCCAGGAGAAAGCGGCTCAGCGCTCCTACGACCGTATCGACGGGAAGAAGGAGAACAAGGGCGCGAAGTCTGCGGCGAAGCGTCGCCTGAATGCGGCGAAGGCTGACGTGAAGCGGACTGAAGCCCAGATTGATCGGGCGCAGAAAGCCTTGCAGGACACGAAGGCGAAAGCCGGTCGTCTCTCCGAGGAGCAGTTCGATCTGGCCCGGGACCTGAAACGCGGGAGCATTACCGAATCGTTCACCAGCGGGTCGGGCATGTCCGTCGTGGACAGGTTGTTCGAGCAGTCGAAGAACAAGGATCTGTCGAAGGGGCAGCGCTCCGCTCTGCGGTCCACGGCCTACAAGATGGAGTCCGAACTCCTGAAGCTGGAGAAGCGGTCAGACTCGCTCGCAGCCTCGCTGGAGAAGGCGACGAAGAAGCGTGACGACCTGCTGTCGGTGCGTGACTCCGTCGCTGGCGGCCTGCGGGGTGAGTACTCGCTGGAGTCGGCCCTGTCGCGGCATTACGAGTATTCGACGGCGCCGGCCACCGCGAAGGGGTTGGCGTCGCAGGCAACCGCGCAGGCGTCGAAGATCAAGGCGTTCGCGTCCAAGCTCGACAAGCTCCGGAAGAAGGGTTACCCGTCGGCGATCATCCAAGAGGTCGCCGAGCTCGGCACCCTGAAAGGTGGCGCTGCCGCGGATGTCCTGCTGGCTGGGACGGCTTCGGATGTGAAGGCATTTCAGAAGGCGTACAAGAACATCGACAAGTACTCGAACACTGCTGGCCAGTACGTGACCGAGTCGATGTACAAGGGCGGACTGGATGCCGCCGCTGGGCTCGTGAACGGGCTGCTGTCCAAGGAAAAAGACGTCGAGTCCGCCACCTACAAGCTCGGCAAGGCGGCAGAGCGCGGATTCCAAAAGGCCCTCGACATCCACTCACCGTCACGGGTGATGATGCAAGCCGGCATCCACACTGGCGAGGGGGCCGAACTGGGCATCCTCGCCAAGGTGTCGGACGTGCAGAAGGCCATGGGCCAACTCACGGAAGTCCCGGGCGCGACCTCGTGGGGCACCCCCGCAGCCTCCGTTGCCGCTCAGTCGCAAATCGCGCCGACGGTCAACCTCACGGCCGTTGTCGAGAATCCGTGGACCGGCGAGCAAATCGAAGCGAAGGTCCGCACGGTCGCCAACCATTCCGTGCCCGCGGCAGCAAACAAGCTCATCCGTCGGAATGACTTCGGCGGCGTCCATAAGGGGAGGTACTGATGGCTGTCCTGCAAGATGGCGACTTCGAGCTCGACGGCTACCTGTTCTCGGGATGCAAGGACACCCCCGCCTATGTGCGGTCCTTCAGCCAGGGGAAGGTGGACCACCGGATCCAGGATGCGGTGAACCCGGTCGGAGACAACATGTTCTTCGGCCGGGACTACCTCACCCCGGCGTCGTGGGAGTTCGGGTTGCGGATCCGGCAGGAGGGTATCGGGCAGGCCGCCAGCATCTTCGGCGGTCTGGTGAAGGCGTGGCGGGCTGATTCCAAGCGCCTCACCCCCGGCGCCATGTCGGTCCTCCGGTACAACCGGGGCGGGGTCACGCGGCGCGTCTACGGGCGCGCTCGGGGCATTGTCCCGAACATGGAGAACGGCTGGATTGCCGGGATCATCGACGCCGACACGGTGTTCGACCAGGCAGACCAGTGGCACTACGACGACGCGGCCCGTTCGCTGGTCGTGACTCTCATTCCCGGCACGCCCGGTGGTCTCTTGTCGCCGCTGATCAGCCCGTTGACGACGATTGCCGGGGGAACGCGACAGGGAATCATCGAGGAAGTCGGCGGCGAGGGCCCCGCGCCTTACACGGTGAAGTTCAGCGGGCCGGTCACCGATCCGTCCGTCATCGTGTCTGGACGCGAGGTCAAGCTCCTGACGACGCTGGCCTATGACCAGGTGGCAACTATCGACACCCGCCTGATGACCGCAACCCGGAGCGACGGCGCAAATCTGTCCGGCGCCCTATCACGCAAGACCCGACTGACGGAGTCGCGCATCAAACCCGGGCCCGCCGAAGTCATTTACAGCGGCACGGACGCAACCGGGACTTCCACATGCACAGTCACGTGGCGTCCCACCTACTACGGATTCTGAGGAGTAAACAATGCCCGCTTACCAAGCCAGCATGGCCGTCCGAGACCCATTCACTGGAGCACGACTGATAGTCAATGGAGAACTCTCCATCGACGAATCACAGTTCTTCTGCTCGAGCCCGCGGGGGCAGCACACGAATCAGGCCACGCCCGCCGGGCCGGGTGCGTCGGAACTCATCCGGCGCACCCAGCAATCGAGCAGGTCAGACCTATCCGACGGCTGGCCGGGCGCTACCAACGCCAGCTGATTCCAGCTTGGCAATGCGGTCTTCCAGCCTCTGGATTGTCTGTGTGAGCACCTGCACCTGGGATTGGTGAAGGTTCAGCAGATCCAGGTGGGCACGTGACTCCTCGGGATCCTCTGATAGTGCGCTTCGTGCCTGAATCAGCTGTTCAGAGAGTAAAACCTCGTAGCTCTTGGCAAGACCTGTGGCCATGTTATTCCCCCTAATTTCGGGCGCGCAGTGGTTCTGCGCTGACTGTGTTGACGCTCACAGCCTAGCCACTGCGCGCCTGATTCCTCTTTTCATGATTGGAGTAAACGATGGCACTAGATCCTGTCCCGTGGTTCATTGGCGGGGGCGCGGAACACAGCCCTGAAGTGGCCCGGCTTCTGGCCTACGCCGCAACCAGTGGGTCCAATGGGGTGACGCTTGCCGGCGACTTGCATGTGAATCAACTTCCCACCCCGGGGCCCGCAGTTCGCGTGGCCATCGGCACGGGGGTGCTGCTGAACCAGTTCCCTGGTGGCGGGCGGCAATCGTACTTGGTCCGCAACACCCCGGAAACTGAGGTCCCGATTCCGGCTACGGGATCCAGCGGCGGGGCGGTCCGCTATGTGATTGTTCGGATCGATGATCCGCAGTATGCCGGCCAAGCGCCGGTGGATCCACGGGTTGGGCCGTATGTCCGGTTCGCCGTGGTTTCCAGCGTGGCGAATCTCAACTACCCGCACTTGGTGCTCTGCCGGATTGACCAGCCGGCGAATACGGCAACGATCACGAATCTGATGATCACCGATCTGCGCGAAGTCGCGAACCCGCGGGAGAAGACGCTCGTCTACCCGCGCCCAAACGTCACCAACGACGCCGGAATGGTGCTGACCAGTCGTCAGGCTTACCCGGACGGTGAGTGGTTCCCCAACGTCGGTGGCACAACCAACAACGGCGTCTACCGGGTGGACATCCCCGAGTGGGCGACCCGCATGCAAATCCGGATGGAATGGCTCTCGATTCGCTACTCCAACAACCCGGGATACGGCCAGTACTGGGTCACGTACGGTCCGGACGCCGGCACCCCGGACCCGGACTACCGCACCCAGGCCTTCGCCTGGGACTCGGACGATTCGACCAACCGGGTGAACTGGGTGTTGCACCAGGAAGTCGCCGTCCCGGCGGCCATCCGCGGGACCAGCCAGCCGTTCGTGGCGCGGGCCAATAAGACCTCCCCGACGAGCTACGCGGGCAAGGTCGAGTTGACTGCGCTCTCGGGCATGGTGTTCTCGGTGCGCTTCCTGGAAGTCGCGGCGTAGGCCATGGCAGGCTGGCGGTACATTGCCCGGCGGTTGAACGGGGACGGAACCGAGACCGGCATCGACAATGATGTGCCCCTCTCGGGTGTTGAGCTCCGCGATGATCTTTCAGGGCCGGGCGGGATTGACGCGCATATCACCCCGGAGATCGCCCGCCTCATCCAAGGCAACGAGCCTGTCTTCAAGCCATGGTCGGCGGCAATCTACGCGGAGAAGGACGGACAGATCCGCGCCGGCGCGCTGCTCTACGACATGGTGGAAGACGGGCCCGACCTGAGGCTGGATACGGTCGGATGGTCCGGGTACGCCTCCGGGATCCCATATGTGGACGAGATCATCAAGGTCCAAGTGGATCCCATGGATATGGCCCGCCATATCTGGGAGCACATCCAATCCCAGCCCGGGGGCAACATCGGCCTGACGCTCGACAGCACCACGTCGAAGGTCAAGATCGGCGACGGGCCCGACGCTGCCGCGTTCGGGGAGAACATGGGCCCCTACCGGCTGGCATGGTTCCAGAATCACGACCTTGCCTCCGACTTCGACCAACTCGCCGCGGACACCCCGTTCGAATACCGGATTGTCCATTCCTGGTCGGGCGAGGACATCTCTCACAGGATGGTCCTCGGCCAGCCCAGGATCGGGGCCCGGCGCGCCGATCTCCGGTTCATGGTCGGCGAGAACGTCCACGTGGTTCCGACCATCGAATACGACGGCGACCAGTACGCCTCGGAGGTCATCGTCCTCGGTGCCGGTGAGGGACGGGAGATGGTGCGCGGGAACGCGGTCAAGAACACGGGCCGGTTGCGGCGCCCGGTCATCGTCACGGACAAGAACCTCCGGACGAAGAAGGAAGCCAACGCCCGCGCCGAGCGTGAACTCATGATGCGAATGGGCGACCCGGACATCGTTGAGATCAGCGTGCTCGACAACCCGAATGCACCGTACGGCTCCTACACGGTAGGCGATGAGATCTTCATCCAAACCGCGAAGGGCTGGACGGATGACCTCGAGCTCTGGTGCCGGATCCTCTCCATCCGCTTCCGACCAGACGACAATGCAGCCACCCTCACGGTGGTGAGATCAGACAAGGTGGCGTAAATGGCTACGGACATGCAGAAGTGGATCGGCCGAACCGCCCGACTCGAGGAAGAAGTGAAAGGCCTCTCTGGTGGCCCTCAACTGGCGAAGTCGTCCATTGAGAACGGCGCGGTGCTTGAATACGACGAGACCGGGCAGCTGGTCTCCTCGATTGGCAAGCAGTACGACGGTTCCCACGTCGCTGTGCCTTTGGCCGGCCCGGTCCCGCCAGTCCCGGTGGAAGCTGAGTGCCAGTCGGCGCCGGGCGTGATTGAGGCCCGCTGGAACGGCAAGTTCGCTAACGCTCTGGTGTCCACCCTGGACTGGTCGCACCTCGCGGCCTACGTCGGGGACACTGCCGACTTCGAGCCGGACTGGTCCAAGCAGGAGGCTACGATCCGTGGCGAGCTCGGCGACGTCGCGATCTTCACCCGCCCCGCTGGAACGTACTACGTCCGTCTCGCGTCCTGGTCTCGCACGGGCAAGCGCTCCGAGGCATCCGCTGCGGTCGAGGTCATCGTGCCCGAGGTTGCTGACGGGGACGCGATCGCTGAGGCACTGGATCAGATGGATCTGTCCCTTGCCGCGGTGCAGGATGCGGTGAACGGGGTCAACAAGGTCATCAACGCGACGACCGACCCCGACGCTGACGGCGGGAGCACGGGTGACCGGTGGCAGAAGTGGACGACACTGGCCACCGGGGGGAAGTTGCTCAAGGCGTGGCGCTGGGACGGAACCGAGTGGATTCCTGAACTCATGGACCCGTCATATCTACCCTTGGTGGACATCGGGCAGGGCACGTTCGGTGTTCTGTCGGGTGGTCGGCTGGAACCCAACTCGGTCCTGGCCAAGTCGATTGCCGTGGGGGACTTCACCAACTACGCCACGATCGACCCGATTCGCGGGATCAACGGCGTCACGTACCCGACAGTCAGCGATGGAACTTACATCATGTCGGCACCGGGCCAGACGTACTTGATGTTCAAGGACAAGACCGACACCTTCCCATTCAGCGAGGGCGACGAAATTCGGATCACCTTCGACGCTATCGCCCCAGCTGCTACAGCTGTTGTTGCCCGCATCTGGACTTACAAAAGTCTTGCGGCCGAAGCGTCCGTATCCGGCACGAACTACACCGGGCCGACCTTCACTGTCGGCACGACCGAAGCCAGTTACTCGACCTCCGTCAAGATCGGGGCCGTCGGGCCCGACATCAAGTCGTGGATTCTCGGCCTGAACAATGCGCCCGGCGTGAACGCGGTCAAGGTCCGAAACGTTCGGGCACAGCGGATGAACCGGGGGTCGATGATCGTTGACGGGGCGTTCGATGCCCGGACGATTACCGGCCCGCTGATCCAGACCTCCGCCGCTGCGCTGGCCGGTATCAAGCTCGGGCCGAATGGCCTGGAGGGGTTCAACGGGCTCTCGCGGACGTTCTATCTGAACCCGACGACTGGCGCGGTGGAGCTCACCGGCACGATCAAGGCCGGGTCGTCCATTCAGGGTGCCACCATCACTGGCGCGGCCATCACGGGCGGCAACATCAAGATGGAAGACGGGAACGGCTACTCGGTCGAGTTGTCCACCACCAGCAACTCGGCGTTCGCACGCTTCCGGACTCCGACCAGCGCGGATGCGACCTACTACGGCGGAACGATCCGCGGCGAAGAAGACACCTGGTACGGAGACCCCCGAACCAGTACCGTCGTCCACTCGCCCACGAGCCTGCTGTTCGACATCCGCGGCAGCCTGCGCCTTACGGCGGGGCGGTCATCCCATCCGAGCATGGCCAGGGACTACGAGGGTCGGGCCTACTTGAATTCACAGTTGATCATGGAGCCCAACAGTGCCGACGCGAAGATCACGACGGTTGCAGGTAAGCGCCTCATTGTCGGCCCTCTCGACGGGGACATGATCCTCGGCGGAAAGAACACCGACATCAGTTCCTGGACCACCGGGAAAGTCACTGTCAACGGCCAGCCTGTGCCAAGGGTGGCCGTCGGCTCCGTCAACATCACCGATGTCGCATACGGTGCCGCAGTGACGGCAACGATCAGCTTCCCCGCCGGGCGATTCACCGAGCCGCCCTCACTCCTGGCGCAAGCCCTAAACGGCTACGCACACACCGTCGTCTTCGGCATTACAACCACCTCAGCATCGGTCCGATGCTGGAACTGGGTAGACGGCAAGACCATAACTGGTAGCAACCCCGTCCAGTGGGTTGCTGTCGGTTTCTAACGAAAGGCCAGATTGTGAGCATGGAAATACCTGAAGGAATCGACCTCACAGCCCCCGGTGCGGGGGCACACCCGGCCACTTTGGAATGCGTGAACGATGATTGCGGCTCGTCCGGCGTTCACGTGGTGGTCGAACAGTTCGAGGGGTTCGGCCAATGCGGTGATTGTGGCGGGCCTCTCGCGGAAATCAAGGAGAAACCATGACACCCGAAGAACAGGCCGCCATCATCACCGCCTACCAGCAGCGGCTGGCCGATGCTGAGTACCGGGAGATCTTGACGTCGGTCAAGCTGTCCAGTGCCCACCAACGCATCGCAGAACTCGAAGCGGCAGCCGATCCCACCGAGGCCTGACGCGACCACCTAAACCGTCTCAAGCCTAAAGGGGGGCCAAGAGTGTGGAGCAAGCAACCGCGGGGGCGGCTACGTCCCTATTGGCCCAACTGGGCATCGCTGGACTGGGCATCGGCGCACTCCTGGCGCTGTGGTTCTGGTACTTCCGAGCCAGCAAAGAGATTCGCGGAGAAAAAGAGGGCGTCATCGCCCGGCTCGGCGCGGATAAGGACCGACTCAAGGCCCAGATTCGCGAGCTCGAAGCCGAGCGGGACAAATACAGGGAGGGGTACTTGGCGTGCAAGTACCCGGGGTCCGGCGTGGATCCCTTCGACGAGGGAGAGACGCTGCCATGACCGATGAATTGAGCCGCAAGGAGCGGAAGAAGAACGTTCTCGGGGCGGTGTTGGCCTTCCTCCTCGTGTTGCTGGTGGGCGCCGCGTTCACAATTGGCGTGCTGTCTACGCAGCGCGCAGACGTGGCCACCGCGAATGCTGCGAATCTTGCCGAGCAGATCAAGACCCAGTGCGCGCAAGGCCCGTTCCTGGTTGACCAGCGGGACCTCTGCCAGAAGGCCGAGAAGGTCTCCCAAGACCCGGCCAACCCTGTCCCCGGGCCGCAAGGACCGCAGGGCGAGAAGGGCGACCCCGGAAGAAATGGGGCCGACTCCACAGTGCCGGGACCATCGGGTAAGGCGGGGCAGGCTGGTGAGGACTCCACCGTCCCAGGACCGGAGGGGGCAGCAGGTAGCCCCGGGCCGCCTGGTGCTGACGGCGAAGACTCCACCATCGCGGGCCCAGCCGGTACCGATGGGAAGGACGGGAAGTCCATCACCGGGGCAGCCGGAAAAGACGGCGCAGCGGGGAAGGATTCGACCGTCCCGGGCCCAAGCGGGCCGGCCGGGGCGCCGGGTAAAGATGGGACGAACGGTAAGGACTCCACCGTGCCCGGCCCGGCAGGACCAGCAGGTGAGTCCGGGGCAACCGGCAAGACCGGGATCAGTATCACCAGCGTCAAATGTGTGGGCACCGGTGACGCCTCGAACTGGGTGATCACCTACAGCGACGGCACCAGCCAATCCTCTGACGGACCGTGCCGCCTCGCCATCGCCACCCAGCCCGCACAACCCACCAGCAGCGCCACACCCTAAGCACACCACCCCCAAGGCCCCGGCAAGCGTCGGGGCCATTCTCATGCCCAGGAGGCAGCACCATGGCTCTAACCCGTCTCGGTTGGGACGTCTTCACGTCCCCCAGCACTCCCCGTCTCGCGAACTCGTCGTGGATCACTGGCAAGGTCCGGGGCGGCGACCACAAGGTTGTCCTCGATGAACTCTGCCGGCGTTTCAACGCGGAGGTCGAGAAGATCACCCAGGCGCATTCGTGGGGCTGGGCGTACCGCGCCGTGCGTGGTGCCGCTGTCGTGTCTGAGCACGCGGCAGGGACCGCCGTGGACCTCAACGCACCCAAGCACCCGCTCTCCAAGTCGGGCACGTTCTCCTGCGCCCAGGTGAGTCGAATTCGTGCGATCCTCCGTGACCTCGACGGGGTTGTCCGCTGGGGCGGCGACTATGCCGGCCGCAAGGACGAGATGCACTTCGAGCTCCAAGGCGGTAACGAGGCCATCGGGAAGGTCGCGAACAAGATCCGCTCCGGGGCGATCATCCTCAAACCTGCGACCGGGTCCAAGCCTGTCGCGCAGCAGTCCGCGAAGAACCCGCCCAACGGGTCCACCAACTTCCCGAAGAACTACGCGGAGCTGGCCGTGGATGGGGACTTCGAATCCCTGT